CGCGAAGGGTGAAGCTTATCGCTTTGCCGGACCTTCTGGATTGCGGACATCGTCCGCACCCTTGCGCCGCACGTTTCCCGGTATCGTCGGGGCTCACGGACAGAATGCGCGCGGATTGGATTTGCCGTACGACGCGCTCGCGCGTCTCGTTGGATGGTATATCGCGGAGGGTTCAATTAAATGGGCCAAACGGAAGGGAGTATTGACGTGCCCCCGCCCCGTCATTACGCAAAGCGAAGGACGCTACCTTCAAGATATCCTTGATACTCTTGACCAATGTGGATTGACCTATTCAATTTCATCCAACTCAAAGAATCCGCACGTCAAACACGTCACGGTCAACTCACGCATCCTTGGCGAATATCTTTCGCCTCTAGGTAAGGCCTTCGACAAGTACATCCCTGATGAGTTCTTCGTGTCCGAGATGTTGCTCAGGCAGGTACTCGAAGGCATGTATTTGGGAGACGCGGCTGCGCGCGTCGGGATGTCTTGGGACAAGTGGACGTATTCCACGGTGTCAGCACGCCTCGCAGATGACGTGCACCGAGCTTGGACGCTGTGTGGACGTTCCGCTACTAAGCGCGCTAAACCCTATAACGACAGCATGGACGTGATCTATGAGGTCTGCGCGTACACAGACAACTTCTTCATCTTTTACCGCCGCAATAACAATGTGACGGTTGAACACGTGACCGATGAAACGGTCTATTGTTTCACCGTCCCAAACCATCGGCCGGTGATGCGTGGAGGTCCAGGACAGCGGCCCATCATCACCGGTCAGTGTATGGCGAACTCCCGCTACCAGTACTCCGCGTACTGCGGCACGCCCAAGACGATGGAGAACACCATCGAGGTCCTGTGGTCGCTTTCGTCGCAGACCGAGTGGTGCATGCGCTGCGACGGGTGCTCGAAGTGGACGTTCGTCGCGGGGACGAAGGCGATCGGCAAGAAGGGGCTCATCTGCGTCGGTTGCGGTCACCTCCTGAATCCCCGCAACGGCCAGTGGATCGACATGGCGACCGGCCAGGGCGTCAAGGGCTTCCACATCAGCCAGGCGATCATGCCGACGAACGTGCCCGCCGCGTGGCAGCCGGGCACCGAGGGCTACGACGCCGCCGTCGACCGCTGGGAGAAGCTGCTCTACAAGATGGAGTCGCCGCTCTACGGCGAGACCAAGTTCCTCAACGAGTGCATCGGCGTCAGCACGTCAACCGGCGTCCGCCTCCTGACCAAGGAGATCCTCGAGGCGCTCTGCGACGACAAGTTCACGCTCACGCGCTTGCCTACTTCGACGTCTCACCAGGGCATCGTCCGCACCGTGGCGGGCGTTGACTGGTCGGGCGGCGGCGGCGAGGTCAAGGGCAGCGAGGGGCTCTACAAGTCCCGCACCGTGCTCCACATCTGGGGGCAGCAGGCCGACGGTCGGCTCCGCACGCTGACGTCGAAGATCTTCCCGAACGGTCACGCGACGGGCTGGATCGACGAGATCGTCGAACTGTGTGAGGCCTGGGGCGTCCAGATGGTCGGCTGCGATGCCGGCGAGGGCGCGCTCGCGAACTCGTTCCTGCGCCAGCGCCTCGGGGAGCAGCGCGTGATCCCGTTCCGCTACATGGCCCTGTCGAAGCCGCTCGAGTGGAACCCGCCGACGATGACCTACCACGTCGATCGCACGACGATGATCGACACGTACGCTCGCATGCTGCTCCACAAGCAGGTGGTCTACCCGTGCCTGAGGGACGCGCAACCGGCGATCAGTGACATCCTCAACGTCTACGAGGAGGTCACGCACCAGGGGCGCAGGGTCTGGCGACACGCCCCGACGATGCCCGACGATTCGCTGCATGCGCAGGTCTTTGGTTGGCTCGCGTGGGGCGTGCTGTCGGGGAACTTAAAGTTCAGCTAGTCCTCCCATCGATAGAACGTCGGCCTCTTGGGCGGCGGGACCAGTCGTTCACGTGGAAGCAGGTGCGGACACGTACCGTAGATGTGCCGCCCTGAGTTGCAGTTCCAGCAGAGAACCTGGGAGCCCGCGGGGAATCCTTCTTTGATCAACCAGCGGTAGAAATGAAGACCCCACATCTTCAACGACCGACGGTGAATATTCCCCTTGCCGGCAATGTGATCGATCGTTAAGAAGCGATAATTCGTCTCATCACACTTTGGACATGCGCACTTGGGCGTCGGACCGCCATAGTGAAGGAACACCGCCGCGCGGAGTCGCATCCGATAGCGAAGTGACGCTTCGCGATTCCGAGCCTTGCGGTCAGCGGGGTCGCGGTGTTTTCGCTTAGCCCAGTCAAGCTTACGCGCTCGCTGCAGTTTTGTGCGCTTCGATGCCTGGGCCATAGATCTCCATCAAGCGAAGGAAGACCTCGCGGCAGGCCCGAACATCGCCGAACGCAGAGTGCGCGTCGACGAACGGGATCTTGAAGTAAGCAGCCATCGTGTCCAGCTTGACGTTCACGACGAGACCGGCGCGCAGGAGTGGCATCGAGAGCGAGACCGTGTCGAGCGAGTGGTAGCTGCCCGGCCAGCGCATCATGTGGCTAGCGAGGCCCGCCTCCAGGAATGACTTATCGAAGGGTGTGTTGTGGCACACCAGCATCGTATCCCTGGCCAGCGCAAGCACGTTGACCAGCGCGTCGTGCGCGGAGATCGCCTCGCTGGCCCACTTCTCCACGGAGTAGCCGTTGATGGCGGCGGCCTCCGCGTCGACCGGCTTCTGCGGAAAGACCTTGGCGACGTACTCGCCCTTGACGACTTTTCCAGCTGGATCCGTGCGAACGCACGCGACCTCGACGAAGTCGTGCTTGACGGCGGAAAGGCCGCCCGTCTCGAAGTCTAGGAAGAGCAGGTCGTGGTCCTTCAGCGCAGGTCGGCCCATCGGTGGTCCTCTGCGCCTACTTATACCGACGAAACCAAGACTCTTTCCAGCGTTTATCGCGCCAACCTAGCGCGATTGCAGGTGCCGGTCTCGCTTCGGCAGATACTGACCATGGTGCCCGATGGCGCCCTCGTCGCCTTCGAACAGGTCTCCGCAGAAGCAGCACACGTAGTCGCGGTGCCGCGGGCGGGCGTGGATGCAGTGGTGCGGGTACTCCGCGTTGTCCTCGCACGACTTCGAACAGAGACCCTCGCCCCTCACGTTGGCCTCCGCTTCGCCCAGTCTTCCCACTGGTCGTCGTTGACCTCGCCCCGCCCGAAGTACCACTCCATCCGTGCATCGACGAGCTTCCGCTTCGCCTCGGGCGACAGCCCTTCCATGCACTGTCCGCCGGCCTTCATGTCCGGGAAGAAGTTCTCCCTCAGGTCCTCCCACAGTTGACCGAAGCAAACGCCGTTGCCGCACGCGAAGTGGTCGCGGATTTCAGCGCACGGCGCGCAGGTCCGGTAGGTACTCCAGGAGTTGTCCCACATCCCCTTGACGCGCTCGTGGCGAGTCCCGCGCGCGATTGTCCCGCCGCACTCGCAGCACGCGTGGTCCTTGCCTGCGCGCGGGCGGGCGACGTCGTAGACGGTGGCCGCGTCGCCGTCATAACCGCTGAGCGGACAGCACGCGGCGTCCTCGCTCACGACCCGCCCATCCCGACGATCTTGTCGACCAGCCGTCGAACCGTCGGCATCGCGAGCGCCTCGCGGACCGAAGCCGTGAACACGGTCGTCGTGGGGGCCTCGACGTCCCGGAACGTCATCGCCATCTCGAGCAGCGCGACCGAGATGAACTCCGCGGGGTCGTACGGGAAGCCGACTCGCTCGCACACGAGCTGCTCGACGGCCCTCGCGATGACCTCGCTGCGAACCCTGGCCGCGGGCCTGACGCGGTGCATGTGCAGGTCGATCAGGGTCCGGTTCCAGTTGGGCAGGCGGAACTGCAGGGCGTGGCTGGCCTCGTGGGCTGCGTCGCGGACGTCCCGCGCGTCACTGCCGCGGGCGCGGACAGCAGCGAGGACGCGCTCGGCGGTCACTTGCTCCTCCTTCCGCCGAAGGCGCGCAGCTCGTCGCGCGTCATCCAGCCGAACACGCGCCCGCACCGCACGCACTGGCCCCCGATGCCCTCGTCGGTCGACAGCAGTCGACACGGGTGAGACCCGAACGCGCAGGCCAAGCGCCCCAGCAGGCGGCGGAGGGACTTGCCCATCAGAGGTCCTCACCGCCGGGCACCAGGATGATGCCCTTCGCCGCGCACTCGTCAGTCAGGCGCCTGACCTCGCGACCATTCTGCGCGCCGTTCTCCTGCGCCCTCACGAGCACGTTGTACTCGCGGTGCAGCCGGCGCGACTCCTCGCCCATTCCGTAGGGGTAGTGGATCGGGTGATCGACCCACCGGCGACCCTCCTCTTCCATGACGCGCGCGCACTCCTCCGCCTCGGTGAGCTGCGGGTCGGTATTGATGTTCTTGCCGAGCCGGATGCGCTCGGAGACCCACGCGCGGATGGCGGCGGGTGCGGCGGGGTCTCGCCCCAGCAGTACGAACACCATCTCCTCGGGGTGCGCGCTGTGCATGCAGGTGTGCTCGCGGGATAGCTCGTCCTTCTTCCTCATGTGCCCTCCTTGGTTTCCGGCACAAACACGGGCGGATGCCACGCCATGTCGACAATCGATTGAATGAATTCACCCGTGAAGATAGGGCGATCGGACACCTGGTACAACCACCCGCCGGGAACACGGAGACGCCTGATCGCCTGCTCGATCTCGCCGTGCACGTTGAGCGTGTCACTCACGGTTTCCCACTCATGCAGTAGCGGGGCTCGCCTCCGTCGTGGTTGGTTCTTCGAACCTACGCTCATGACACCTGGGCCTCCTCTTCGTCCTCGTCCGCGGCGAACATCGAGTCCGCCTTCTTGTGGTCCTCGTCGTTGTCGACGAGGTCGTTCAGCGCGTCCTGGTCCAATAGCTCCATGAACTCCTGCTCCTGAGTCTGCGGGACCGGCGGGTTCTTCTTGAGCCAGTCGGCCAGCGAGATCGTCTCGCCGTAGCTCTCGCCTACGCCGATGTCGTACGCGAAGTCGACCGGCAGCCAGGCGTACTTCTCGCGCACGCGCTGGACACAGTAGTAGTCGAAGAACGCCGCGGCCTGCGGCAGGAACTTCTTCTTCATGCAGCCCACGATCGAGTCGTGGACCGTGATGCAGAGCCGCCCGCCAAGCTCCGCGATGTGCTCGAAGATCTCGATGAGCTGCGCGATGACGATGTCCGAGGACGTCGACTGGATCTTCATGTTCTTGCCGCGGCGCTCGGCCTGACCGCGGAAGAAGCCGTTGACGCCCTGGAGCGGGAAGCGCCGGCGGCGCCCGAACAGGGTCTCGACGAAGCCCTTGGCGTGGATCTGGCTCACGACCTCGTCCATGTAGTTCTTCAACGACGGGAAACGCTCGAACAGCTTGTCGATGACCTCCTGCGCGCGCTCCTCGCTGATGCCGGCCGTCTCGGCGATCTTCTTCGCCATCGCGCCGTAGAGGATGCCGAACACGACGCGCTTCACCGTCGTGCGCGTCTGGCCCATCTCGTGGTCGACGTCCTTACGGGCCTCGACCTCCGCGTACGGGATGCCGAAGATCTCCTGCGTGAACCAGCTGTGGACGTCGAGCCCGTCGTTGAGCGCCTTGATCAGCTGCTCGTCGGGCGCGTAGGCCGTGAACACGCGGATCTCGGCGCCCTTCCAGTCGACGTTGAACACCACCTCCTCGTCCGGGTCGTCAGCGACGAAGATCTTCTTGATGTTCACACCCGAGAGCTTCTTCGGAATGTTCTGGCACTGTCCCGTGACCACGACCTTGCCGTTGCGGCGCACGATGACGTAGCTCGATGGCACCGATACGCAGTAAACCGTGCCATCATATGGGACAAGTTCGCGGGTCCGATTAGTCGTCCAGCTGTAATCACGGCGCGTGACGTCGAGTTGATAGTTCAATCGCGCGTTCGGGTTCTTGTTGTCGTACGCGCGCTTGTTCGCTCGAACGCCGCTAAGTACGTGCGCGATCTGCATCCAGTCGACGTTCACCTCGTCCGACGATGAATACATCGAGGCACGCGTGGGGCAGCCGTCCCAGAACATGGTCTCTGCGACGATGACGTCAAGCTGCGCGCGCGTCGCTTGAAGCAGCCAAGGCCCCCACTGCTTCGCGTCTCCCAGGTATGTGTGGACGCGATCACGCACGTCTCCGCGGACCCAGATACGAGCGCGCCCATCTCCGTGTTCGGAGGGCCTGAACTCCGCCCCTGTTCGCTTCAGGAGTTGCGTCAATCTCGCGATTTTTCGCGGCTTGCGCAGTCCAAATTCAATCTGCTTTCCAATCCAGTGGCCGTCGGCCTGCGTCGCGACGACGAGGCGAAGCTCATCATCAGTGAGCGGGAGACCTGGACCACCGTCGTACGATCCGGCGTGGATCTGCTTGGCGCTGCCCGGATAGTCTTCCGCCGCGACCACGCGCAGCTTGTCGCTCTCCGTGCGCAGCAGGCACCTGTGGTCCTCGGTCAGAAGGAGATCGATGTGCTGATTGCGGATCGCGACCATGTCGCCGACGTGCGGTCGCGCGATGTACGCAGTGGGCGCCGTGAAGTCCACGTGCCCGTCCTCGTGCCACTGCGCGACGCGTAATCCCTCAAGCAGATCAGGGAAGGCGACCCAGCCCTGCTCCGTGAGGATCTCCGTCTGAGCGTCGAAGCAATTGATGTTCGAGGACGACGTGCGCCCCGTCGACGTGCCGTGCAGGTGGAAGTTGGTGTGCAGGTAGCCGTCGTACGCCGAGAGGTCCTTGATGTCCTTGACGAACCCCGTGAGCGCCTTGTGCGCGGCGCGGTACTCCAGCAGCGCCTTGGCGAACGGGCACCGCACCTTCTCGGCGATCGCCTTGAGCGTCTTCTTGTCGGTCTTGCGCTTCTGCGACTTGAGGTTCCGCTCGGCGAACGCGTGGCGCGTCACGCGCTTGCCGTCGCCCTCGAAGACGCCCTGGTCGAACAGGACG